TCGTTCCTACCAAGTTAGTAAGGGGGCGGGGTATGTCTTATGAACTTGGTAGGAACGAGGATGAAATCCGAAGCGTCATGGATAGGCTGAAGCAGGAGGGCGGATTTCAAACCAAGATCGAGAGTCATGCCTCGCCCCCCGACATGGTCAACAGCCCACCGCATTACCAAATGCCCGGTGGCATCGAGACCATCGACTACATAGAAGCGGTACTTGCTCAGGACTACTTTAAGAAAGTACCGGGCATAGTCGCGCACTGTGTTGGAAACATCCTGAAGTACGTGAGCCGACCGACGAAGGGCAAGTTCTCACAGAGCCTTCGCAAGGCCGCTTGGTACTGCAACCGCGCAGCGTATGCGCTGGAGAAGATCGGTGAATGATCAGGGCATAAGACAGCTGTGGGCTAGTGTTATCAGCCAAGCCATCTGCGATATTGACCTTCGAGGAGACAGGGTCGTGCGTGCGCAGGCGGCGCGTTGGATAAACAGCGACTCCCAAGAGGCTGGTTCGCTGCGCTGGATCTGCGACATGCTGGATCTCGATGCGGAGAAAATTCGCATGCGATGCATAAGCCGCTCCGGCAGGAAGAGCCTGACCGGCAAATTGTTTTCCAGACGTGCGCTGGAAAAGCGCGTCGACTTCGAGGAGGAAAGCCGTGACTTATCTTTCGACTTTTACACAGAAGGTCAGTAGGTTTTGGTGGTGGCTGTGGACTGGGTACTACAGTATTGACGATGTCCGCAGGCGTATAGAGTCAGACGCTCGCAGGTTTGGCGGGAGGGTTCACTGGGATGAATGAGAAACTAACAGTTGGGATGAGCCGGTGCAGATGCAGCGGGTGCGGACACTACTTCAACAGTGTCGGCGCTTTCGATGAACATCGAATCGGGAATGTGATGGTAGATGGAGTGCGCAAGAAGATCCCCCGCAGGTGCCTTACCGTTGAAGAGATGGATGCTCGCGGTATGGTTGTAAACGCGAGCGGATATTGGGTGCGCGAGAAATGGGAGGGGGTGCCATCATTGACCGCAGAGGAGGCGGCATGAAGAGGAATAGCTATCAGTCCCGTGACCCGGATCGGGTTTACAGGGAACAAAGAAGGATAGCCACAGGCATTGCGGTGTTCCTGCTTTCAACGGTGTTCTTCTACGTTGTCGGCGTTGCAACAACAGTTGTTCTGCTGTTTAACTTTTTATTCAGATGACCGACGAACTAAACTTCGGTGCCCTGTCTGATGCTAAGCGAGAGGAGCTTAGCAGAACGATTGAAGAGCAGGCCCGTGTCATTGAGGAGCTTCAGAAGAAAGTGGAGTTCCTTGAAACCGTCATACAGGAGATGGAAATCAGATGGAACAAGTGGTGATGTTTGTAGTCTTCGCAATAACATTCACAGTTGTTGCATGTGGTTTTGTGAAGATGAAAAAGAAGTCGGATGAGATCCGCCGGCAGATCTGGAGGGAAGTCCCTCCCCCCAACTGGCGGTGCAGGAGGGGAGGGCGCGACTACCTCTGATTACTTGCGCTTATTCTTCAGCTTGACCTTCTGCTTCTTCTGCTTCGGCGGCTCGACGCTCGGCGTAGAAGGCGACGTTGAACTCAACTTGGGTTTGACGAATCTGCTCAGCAATTTCTTTACGAAGTCCATATTTCTCTTCCCTAGTTAAAGTTTCATCCTGCTGGATGTCCAAGTCCTGCTGGCGCAGGTTTGAGATGGCTCGCTTCTGCTTGTCTGCAAACCGCGATAGTGCGGCCATGCCAGCAACAGAGTCGGCGTAGGCAAGCTTCTCTTCGGACACTTCGGTCTCTGACTCCATGATCGCATTGAAGTCACGAGCGGCTTCCTTTGCCTCCTTGGCATTCTCGTAGAACGCGCTGGAGTCATACCGACCGTCGGGCTGCCTGTGAACGGCCTTCAAGATCGGGATCAGGTTCTGCTCAGTGGCCGACGCAGTGCCGGTGTTGGCCATCGCATCGAATGTCTTGATGACATCCTTCACAAACGTACCAGCACCGCCTGTCAGGAACGACGTGATGTACTCGACAGACTCAGGCGACACGTCGATAGCCATCTTTCCGCCAGCGCCACCGCCGGTCATCTCATACAGAGCAGCAGTTACGTTCTGGAACATCGTATCGCGAGTGTTGTTCCAGTACCGCTCGCTGTCCGGGGTGACTCCAGTGAAGTCTTCCGGCATAAGCGGCAGGCCAGTCTCCTTCTCGCCAGTGATGAGAACCATCGCCGGATCGATGAGCGTCGGAGACAGGAAGGTCGCCATGTTGTCCATCGAGCCAAGCGGCGAGAAATGAAGCGATGCGGAATCTCGCATAAACGCACCGACCTTTAACGGGTCTGCGCCATTCTTCAGGTCACGAAGCGCATAGCCAAGGTTCACGAAGAAGCCAAAGCCATACGGCAGCGGGACATTGTAGGTCTCGCCATTCGGCCCGAAGAACACAAGGTTCTTCAGCTTAGTCTGGCGCATTGATGGCTTATCCCAGTACGGCTCCTCATCGTCACCGACAGCGGAGGCCGCCATCTCTGCAATGAAGTATCCAAGGGTGGCAAGCCCAGTTGCGACAGCAGCGCCACGCTTGCTGAACACAGCGCTCACCGTGCGCTTTGCACCCTGAACTGCAGGGTTGAAGAACAGGTACATTCCGCTCAGCACCGGAGTCCACTTGCCGCGACGGTTGAAGTTGACCGTGATTTCCTTCGCAATGTTAGTCGCTTGGATGCGCGACTTACCGTTCTCCATTGCGACCTTGTATGCGGCAACACGAGCAGCGCCTTCGATGGCACCGTTGATGTCCATCATGAAGTTTTCTACGCCCTTCAGATACCGCATGGTCAGGCGGTGGTACGTCAGTGGCTTACCTATCGACGCCTGTGCGTTGCGATACATGGACATCAGATCACTGTGGCGGTCTTCGATCTGCCTCAGATCAAGCGCACCAGTCTTGCCGCCATCAGCACGATACATGTCGTAGTACTGTTTCAGGTCGCCAGTCCAAGCGTTGTTACGCTCAGCACGCCACACTGTGTAAGCAGCCTTCGGCAGTGTTGCCAACAGCTTCGCGGAACTCCACAGCCCTTGGTCGATGCCGGTGTTGATCAGCGATGTCTGAATGTCGCGAGATGCGTTGATCAGCACGAACGGCGGCGACAGCACAGTCCACAGCTTGGATAGCGTGCGGCCAAACGTATTCATGCCGCCAAGGATTGACTTGATCGTATCCGGGAACTGCGACAGGACACTCGTCATCTGCAGTTCTTCGAGGATCTCAGGGTCTTTGATGACCATGTGATACACCTCGCCGCCCACACGGACTGGGAGGGTCTCCGCATCCTTCTGGATAGTCAGGCGGTATCGCACTTCCTCGACAGGGTTCTTGTAGAACCCGCGCTGCATGACAGGCTTGTTCACCTGCCACAGTTCGCTGTCCTTGTTTGCGAGGATGAATTGCAGCCAAGCTTTGCGGACGTTGTTACGCTCAACAGCGACAACAGCTTCCTCGTAGTCGGCCAAGATGTTCTCGACGATTGCACCCGCCTTGCTCTTTCTGCCAAGACGGCGCTTCGAGAATGCATTGGCAAGATCAAACCTTCCGTTGCCAGTGACACGGCCAAGATCGTCGGCCTGCTCAAGTGTCTTGAGCGGGACGTAGTAGTTGTACGTGGCATTCCAAGCAGCAACATCTGCTGGGCTGGCAATGTCGCCATTGACCAGCGCAGTCTGAGTCATCTTGGTAATGTTCTGGATCTCATCCGCAATGGACTTGATGCGCACGAACTGAGCCATGTCCTGCCGCAGCGTTGCCATAACCTGATCAGCTTCAGCATTCGTCATGCCTGAGCCGCCATCTGGCATCTGCGGATTGATCGAAGCAATGCGACGGTTCGCTTCCTTGGCATGGTTGGCGTACAAGTACAGCTCGACATCAGCAAGGTCGACGTTGTTGTCTACTGCACGCTTGAGGATCGGCTCGACTACGTCCTTGCGGAAGCGATCGAGGCGGTTTCCGGCGCGGCCATACATGCGGTGCATTGCCGACTCAATCTCTGTCGACTCAGTCAGCACGCCGCCCTGAGCAGCAACGGCCTTCTGCGCACGGGAAGTGGCAAGCACTTCGTTTTGCACGCCACGCAGCAAACGTTGCAGGCGACCGAACTCAGGCAGCCAGTACTTGCGGCCCTGACGCACCTTCGAGAACTGGATCTCAGGACGCTCAGGCGAGAACTCGCCAACATTCCCAACAGCTGACTTCAACTGTGATGGGTCGTACAGGGCAAGGTTCTTGGCCCCAGTCTCCTTCACGTAGTAGCTGTCGAATCCAGCCTGCTTGATGGCGTCTTGGATCTCGACGTTCTCGATCATCTGCCACTTGCCTTTGGCAATGGCCTGCTCACGAGTCTCGCGGATGCCGACGTTGTTGCTCTCCCAGATATCCATCACCCGCTTAACGTGATCCGGATTCTCGAAGTCAAACGGATTCTCAGCGCGGACATACAGCGGATACACAGATCCACCCGGCCCAGCGTAGGTGTTCGCAACTCGCTCGTCAGGTGACACGAAGATCGCGCCACCAGTGCCGCGGCGAAACACACTGATGCCTTGGTCGATGAACTCTTCAGCGCCAACGGTAGGAGGAATCGTGCCGTGGTACATGACCTTTGGTCGGCCACGTCGGTCTACGAGCTTGCTGTCGCCGAACCAATTCCAGAAGTTCTGGATGAACTCAGGCGTGCTGGCAATCTGCTTGCCGTCAGCATTGGTCTCGCTGCGAACGCGGGAGAACTGGATAGGCTTCTTGCCGATCGCCTCTTCCTGCGCGGCTACGCCATCGTCGTAGTTCTCAATGGTCTTGCCGCCAAGCTCAGAAGCGTTGGCCGGGTCATAGACCATGAACACGACATCAGGCTCGCCGTTGTTGTACTTGGCGAACGTCGCCTTGTCCCAGCCTTCAGGGCTGTACTCGTCATTCCATTTGACGCGAGCAACAACCTTGAAGCCGTTGTCTGCATACAGCTCAGGGAGAACAGTGTCGAAGGCATCAAGCCGCTGTCCGCCCTGATCCACAGCAAGCTGCAGCATGGCGTTGGCAGATCCCTTCTGTCCGCTAAACACAGAGACAATGTCATTGCCCTTGAGGGCGAAGCCTGACTTGCCGTCATCAGAGATGAACAGGCGCATGTTGGCGTAGTCGGCCTCGTCGTAGACGTAGACCGCAGCACCAAACTTGCTGTTGTTCTTCGAGTCTTGGATGGCCTGACGGAACAAGGGCGCTCCGCCATCCAGCTCGTACATGGTGGGAGCCGGCTTTCCTACGGCTCCAAGTGCGTTCTTGAAAGTAATGACCGGCTTGTATTCAGCCTTGGCGTCATTACTCAGAACCCGAATGCGTCGGCCATCTCCTGCGCTTCGGCTCTTGTAAGACCCTTGTGCCGCTGCACTGCTCTGTCGATACCGCTTAACGACTTCGGAGACGAGGAGTCGCTCACGCTCTCTTGCGGTGAGCTGGCGGCCTGCTCTTTCTGCAACATCAGGCTGTTCAACTTGTCCGACAACTCCAGCATCTTCGGCTTCGAGAGGCTGGCCAGCCACTCGTTGTGCGCCTCTTGATCCAGATTCGGCTGCTGCGCTGAGTTCTCTTCCACTGTATCCCTCCTTCTCAAGGATTTTACGGATTGCACCGGCATAGTCTTGGCTCGTTACACGAAGCTGCACGCCAAACGACTTGTACAACTCCTGCTCTGGATACCAGACAAGAGCCTGCATAGAAGCCGGCGGGATACGCTCGCCGACAACACCCTCAACAAGGGATACTGTCTGACGAACAATGTCACGTAGGTTGCGCCTCTCAGACCCGCTCGAAGGTGCATCCTTCGGCTTGTCGAGGGACTTTAGCATGTTGGCCGCGTTATTGACTAGCGATGACTTGACGCGAGTCTTGTTGTCGTAGGCCTTGCGATTGACCTTGAAGTCACGCTCATGCGCACGGGTAACAAGTCGAGCCAAAGTAACAGCTGCGTCATCGTCTGTTGCCGCGTTCTGCACAAGGTCTGCGCTGAACAGCCGGCTGCCAGCCATGTTGCGGGAGTTGATGAAAATTCCGTTGACGCCTTCAACAGCAAACGCTGCACGGAACTTGTCTCGCTGCGAGGCAAACAGCTTGGCGTCGAAAGCGCGAAGCTTGCCTATCAAGCGGCCAATGGTTCGCATGAACCACATGTCGATCGTGACAGGCTCGAAGTTTCCGGACAGATTCGAGTAGAAGCCGAAGCCGATCTTCGGGCCGAACACAGACGAGCCAAGGATCTTTTCGTCAGCAAGTTCGTCGATGTTGAAGCCGATCGCATTCAGCTCAGACGCAACGAAGTCGGTCTCAAGGAAACGAGAGAATCGCTCCATGCCCATCTTTTCCATGAGCGTATTGGCAAGCTGGAAGTTGCTCACCATCGCGCCGCCGTTCTTGCCCTGCCCCTTGAGCGGGAAGGTGCCGTTCTTTCTGTACTCACCGTACACCTGCATGGCGAACTTGAGGTTGTCCTCTACGTTCAGGCCTTGCGAAGTGATGGCAACAGACAGACGGAATGCGGTCTGCGCTTCCTTGTCTGTGGAAAGCTCAGGAAACTTGAGCGATGCCATAGCGAGAGTGCGACGGATGGTCTTGTCATACCACTCCTTAGCGCCACCGCCGGCACGAACAGCCGCAACAACTTCAGCGGCAAGCATCTTCGCAACAGTCTTGCGATCGCTCTCGCTGTCGAGGTCGAGCTGTCCAAGAGTGCCTTCTCGACGGGCACGCTCAATCTCAAGAACAGTGTTGGTCAGTCCGCCAACAACTGGTGTGTTGAACTGATCCTCGCCGGACTTGCCGGTCTGGTACTTGAGAGACGTGGCCTCAGACAGTTCTGCGTTGAGGCCAACATCTTCAGCAACACTGTCGGCGAAGTCAGGGTCTACCGCAGGACGCTTGCGCGAGAACTGCGGCAGATCTCTGATGACTTCCTCGTCGGCTACTTCTTCCGGCTGCGGCCTGCCTTCTGCAGCGCGATCGCGACCGCCTGCTTCTGCGCCTTCGGCTTGCTCGACGGGCGGCTGCTCCCGATCTTGCCGGACTTCTCGTACTTGTTCATCAGCTCGCTCACGTTGCGGCTCACGACGCTCTTCGACTTTCCTTTCTTCAACGGCACGACGCTCTCCTATGTTGGTTGCCGGGGCTTCGTAGGTGCCGTCCTCCTGAACAGCACCCGCTGCCTTGACGACAGCATCTCGATAGTTCTTTGCGACATCGATCATCTCTGCGCGTGGCAGGCCAGTGACGGCCATGAACCGAACGAGACGAGCGTCGGCTGATTCACGGTCAGACTTGCTCAGCGTTTTTGCGGCCTTCTTCAGCTTAGCGCCAAGCTCGAACAGATCCTTGTCGAGGTCAGCGGCAAAGGTGACAAAGCGGCGGCCCTTCTGGCCAATGTTGACCTGAGCCTGCCGTGAAGGCGGAACCTTCGGTGGGCCAAGCTCCGCCGGTTTGGGTGCATTTGGGTCTAGTGATGTTCCGACCAAGAACGGATTGACCGCTGGTGCTGGGCGAGTAACGGCTGCGGCAGCCTGCACTGCGGCTTGCTGGTCTGCGGCGACCTGCTGAGCAGCCTGTTGTCGTGCCGTGATCCACTGCTGGAACGCTTGCTGAGCAGCCTGACGCACGGCCAGCGCATCCTTGCGGCTCTGGACGACCATCGGCTGATAGCCCTGAAGCGCACTCAGGATACGGTCGATGATCTTGTTCAGCGCATCGAGGAATCCCTGAGCGGAAGTCTGATCGCCAGCTGCGTCGAACACTTCCTGCCAGAACTTCGGATCAGTCGATTGCTCGCCGACCATCTCAGCCACCAGCTCTGAGTTGAACTCAGCATCGTTAGCAACTTCCTTGCGAAGCTGGTTCTGGAACTTCTTGCTGACCTTCGCCTTGGCGAGTGTTATCAGCTGCTGATAAAGCTGCGGGTACTGCGTCTCCAGAACGTGGGTCAGCTCGTGGCCCAGCGTGTTCAGGAAGCTGTAGTTGTTGGCGTCGAGCAGGATGGCATTCGTGCCGGCAATGCGTGCGCCGTTGATGGCGACCAGCTCGCGGCCCTTGTTGGTCTTGACCTTGCCGCCCTTCGGCAGGCTGGCCCACACCACGTCCACCCCGAACGCATCCTTGATGACGGAGGCGATCTTGGTGCGCACCGGGTCAACCGGCGCTTCGGGGATGACAACCTTCTCCCCTTCTGGGAGGCTAAACTTTTTTCCGATCTGGTCGCTCGCAAGCTGCATTAGGGGGCTGACGGGAGGCGTAGTGATCCCTGTCGGGACTCGATACACCGCCCCAGCTTGGACGCCGGACAACCCGTTCTGTGTCGCCACACGGGTCGCCTCCGCCCTCTGGGCGACTTCCTCGACGGGGATACCCAGAGCCTCAGATACCTTGGAAGTCAGCTGACGCGCCGTCTCCGTCAGCTCAGGCGTCTTTGCAGGGCGACGATTCAGCTTGCCAAGAACATACAGCTCCTTGTCGGTAGGCGACTCGAAGGCGGCGAAGCGTGTGTCGTCCGGCCCGAAGTTTTCGGTGACGGAGTTATCCACAGTAAGGCCTTCGGGCAACTCAGTCGTGGCCAGAGCCTGCTCTGCAGCACGGGCGGCAGCTTCGGCATCGATCTCGACGAGCTGCTGCTTGAGGTCTGCAGTCGAGATAATTCCCGCACCCTCTGTCTCTGCGGGAGCAGCTGTTACTGGTGCAGCGGCAACAGCAGGGGCCGGAGCCGTAACTCCTTGATCCGTAACGACAGGGGTAACAGCTGTTCCAGCAGGCTCAACAGTCGGTGCTGCAGCTTGCGCGTCAGAAACAACAGTTGTGCTAGGCTGTGAAACAGTAGTTGTTTCGGCTGTGGCTGCGGGTTCTCCAACAGGTGCCACCGGGGTTGGCTGCGCTTCTGCAGTGGTAGGGCCGGCAGAAGGCTCTTTCCGGAGCGCGGTGGCAATCTCCCTAACAGCCTGAGTTGTTGCGCCAAGTCCGCCGCCAACGATCATGCCCTCAAGTACGTTAGCCGCAAGGTCGTTGACGTTTACGCCAGCCTTGGTGCCAGCTGTTCCGCCAAGGTACGCAGCGGCTTCTTCTACGCCCTCAGTTCCAGCCTGAACGCCAGTCTCTTGGAGGGTTCGCGGAATCGACAAGCCCTCGCCTTCAGGAAGTTTCTTGAAGATGCGGTTAGTGGCAAAACGCTCGAACATAGTTTCGACAGCGGCAACGCCAGCGGCGGTGGCAACGTCACCAACCGTAGCTTCTTCAAGAGTTTTCTGATCGTTCTTGAGGCGCTCGTTAAGCACTTCGTTTGTGCGAGCAGCGGCATACACGGGAGTAGCCAAAGCTGCAGCAGCCATATCGGGAACAGATGTGATAACTCTTTCCGCGATAAACGGAATAAGAGTTAATGGATTGTCGCTTATGTTTTTTAGCTGAGTGCTAGGAGAGTAGCCAATGCTCTCTCCCCAGCCTCGAAGACCGTCTGCCCACTTCTGTAGAGTTGGGGCGACAAGCTTAATCCCAGCGCCAAGTCCAGAGATACCCGGCTGGAAGGCTGATACAGGAGCAGCTTCTCCAACGCGCTTCGTGGCCTCGACAGTTTCGCCAGCAATGGTTGCTGTTCTAGCGGCAGCACCATAAAGCGGGTTAGACGTGCCGGGTTGCTCAGCGGCAACTTCTTCAGGAGTAGGCCCAGCAGGAATAGCAGCGCGAGTGGTAGCCTTGAACAGGAAGCTAGTGTCGATAGACGACGGCTGAGTGCCTGTGATCAGCTGGTCATCCTGCTGTGCGGCGGCATCCTGTATCGCAGCGGCTCGTTTCTCAGGCTGAGTCGATCCGGTCTGCTTAAACAGGAATGAAGTATCAATGGCCATCTAAGCCTCCGGATTATTCAGCTGAAGCGTCTTGAGTCGTATCCATTGCAGACGATCTTTCTGCAGCGCCTCGACCAAACTGCGATCGCAGCTGAGCTTGGCCTGCGTCTGAGTTCACAAATTCGCGAACCTTTTCTGCCAAGAACTGCTGCTCGAACAGATTGTAAAGATTCGGCTGTCGAATGTTTACACCCTGATCTTTAGCAGCATTTCGCATGGCCTGAACAAACGCAGGATCTGTGCGAAGAGAGGATACAAGTGAGATGGCAAAGTCAGTCGCCTGCTTGCCGTTAGCTCCAGCGTCCCTAGCGCCGTCAACAGCATTGCGGAGGATCTCTTGACCTTGCGGCATAACAGGAGCGTTTGTATCAGTCGGCCCCTTCATGGTGGAGTAAAGCTTAGGAAGATCCTTCAGCTTCACCTCTTGCGATCCAGCATCAAGCGCAGCAGCGCGTGAGCCGGCAAGTCTTGTCTGGCCGCGAACAAGGTTAGTTTTTGCTTCAAGATTTTCAAGCGTTGCCGAGGCGACTTTCTCTTTACGCTTGCCCTCCTGAATGTTCTCAAACGCATTGATGCCAAGCGCGGAGAAGATGTCCCCAAGCGGACGAGAGAAAGCCTGCCCGTTAGCGCCAACTGCCTCGATCTTCGCGGAGTTGTCCACGAGTGAGCCGGTGATCTTGACGCTGTTGGGATCAAGGTTGAGCTTCTTGGCAAGGAAGCTAAGAGACTTTGCATCTCGACCGTCAGTCAGGAACAGGTTAAGAGCCGCATCAGAGACGCCAGACTTATCCAGATACCCGGCGTATTCCGCAGACGCCTTCATGTCGGCAGGCGACATCAGGCCGTTGTTCATGAGAATGCGGGTGTACCCAGAGTGATACCGCAGTTGACGCTCGCGGCCTTCGGGGGAGCTGTCATAAATGTCGTACTGCTTTCTGACAGTCTGCGCAGGAGCGGCTTGACCCGGAGCCTGACCCGGAACGGCCTGAGCAGGTTCGTCGTAACCGAAAACGTTATCCATTAGCTGCCGGATTTCTCCAACTGCCTTTTCCTGCTTATCACGCTGCTCGCGCCTGTACTGACGCTCCTCTTCTGCAGAGGCAAGCTGCGACATGCTGATAGCCTGCTGTCTTTTCTGCTCAGATCGGCGGAGGTTAAGCTCCTGCTGCTGCTGGAGACCCTTGACGAGACCTTCTGCGAAGCTTGCCATGATTAACCCTTCCTCAGAGCTTTGCGCCGACGCCCTTTGCGTACGGGTGTGTGGTACTTCTGAACCATGTTGTCGAAGAACTCTTTGCCCTTCTCGCGAACAACATCGGCGGGGATGATGTACTCGCCATTGCTCAGCTTGATTGGCGTGCCGTCAGAAGTATTCAGAGCCTGAACGCTGTCCGACGTTCCAGTGCCGGGGCCAGAGATCTTTCCGCCTGAGCCGTACTCGTTCTTACTGGCGTCACTGATCACATCGTCAACCTGACCGCCGTCGGCAGCTCCGGGCATGAAGTAACCCATAGCCATACCGCCAAGCTGACCAAGTGCGCCGGCCAATCCAGCGTTTTGCTGACTGTAGGCGAGCTGGTTCTGGTAGCCCTGATTCAGGAGGTTGCCGGCACCTTGGATGCCGCCCATCTGACCCTGCAGTCCGCCCATCGCACCTTGGAAGCCAGCATACATCGGAGCATTCTGCTGCTGCACAAGCGCACCGGTCGCGCCGCCGGCCTGTATGCCAGTGCCGATCGCCGACAGCTGCTGAGCAGGAAGGCCGCGGCCCATCGCTGCTGCGTTGTACCGCAGGCGGGTGGAGTACTCTTCGCCAGCCATGCGACCGGCGGTCTTGGCACCAGCAGTTGCAGCGGCTCCGCGAATCGCGAACTCGTCGTTCAGCGCGGCGAATCGAGCGGCATTCGGGTTCACACCCATGCGCGTCAGATTCCGCACTGCGGCGCTTCTCTGCTGAGCGAGCGATTGCTCGACATCGGCAGCAGCGCGGCCTGCAAAGATGTCGCCGCGATCCATTGCAGAAGCACGCTGCGCTTCCTCAACGAGGCTGTCCTCAAGGGCGCGGTACTTCAGGCGCTCCTTAGCGGCATCCTTCGCCATGTCCATCGCAAGCTGCTGTCCCTGCAGGTTGGAGGATACGAGCTGCTGGTATAGCGGCATCGTTTCCTGATACCGCTGCTGACCGAAGGCAAGCTGCTGCTGGCCAAGTGCTGCCATTTTGTCACCGACCTCACGCATCGCGTTTGCAAGCGGCGTGAAGTCCGGCGGCGGGGGCGCGTCACTGCACATGTGTTACTCCTGAAGGATCTTAGTTAATTGATTGCCGGTGTGGTCGTAGCCAAGGTGTTGCAACAGCCTGCCAACTTCGTTGACTTCCTTGACTGTCACACGTATCTCCGTCACCCCCATGTTCAAGAGAACATCTTCAACGTAGCGGATGAGGCGAATCCCGAGCCGACCTTTGCGGTATTCGGGCAGAATGAAAATGGTGTCTTCCTCAGCAACCCATTTCTGGGTGTGAGTACTCTTCGACAAGTACATCATGCAGTTGCCAACCAGACGGCCAGCAACTCGCACAGTGAACAGCATGAAGCGGCCCTGCGCCTCAGCGTTGCACATGTACTCGTAGTTAGGATTGAGATCGATTCCGTGTCGATAGGATTCCGTCTCTGCCCAGTGCTGGGCATGGACTGGCTTGATCTCGTCCAAGCAGTCCTTCAGGAACTCGACGTTGATAACTGCATCCCCATAATCTTCAGGAGGGATGTCCGTGATATTGATGTACTCGTTTTGATTACCGGATACCGATAACAGGATTCCAAGCACCAGCTCTTCGGTAAGCACGTTGCCGACATTGCGGTGGAGGATGCCAGCAAGATCGCTCACTGCTGATCACCTGACGGGGAAGGCTTAGGGTATTTCTCCTTCACGGCGGCAACCTTGCGAGCCATCTCCTCAAGGACAGCGCCCCCCTTCCACAGTGCATCCAGCTGATCGCCTATCGGCGGGTATTCGGAGCGGCGAAGCTCTGCGTAGTCCTGCTTAACCCGGAACTTCACAGCGAACCTCCAAGACTTTGTCTATGTGGCGTATGTGCATCATAGTCACAACAATTGTCTGTGCGTACGAAACATCGAAGTCTATAGACCCTTCGTTTACGACAGCAGAATCTGCCCCGACGTAGACCTTGGTTCCGACAGGAACGCGCTCTATCCGGTTATTCGTGACCGAAACACGGAATGGCGTGCGAGGCATCATTTTCCCCGCCTCGTGGTCATACCAAACCATGTTTGGGTTTATAGGCTCTTCGCTGTAAGCGACGGCAGCCTCGTCTCTGACGGCAACTGAATCAGGGGTTCCATCAAGGACGTACTTGCACCGACCGTCGACATCAAAGACAGCCATGAAACTCATCGCTTTGCCCCCAGCAGTGAGATTGTGCTGTTACGCAGCCAGCAAGGGTTACTGCCATTGCCCATCGGAAGGTCAACACGCCGGCTGCCAGTTAGGATCTTCACCCTAGCTGTCGTAATGTCTTTTGCCGTGAACGTCATGGCAATCGGGAGAGATGCCATAGTGTCTGCACTGCTGTCAGTGCGAAGTCCTACTTGCTGCTGCGCCACAAGACGATACCCAGAGCCGGTATCGAGAAGCATGAAAAGATGTTGGCCGGAATCGTTGTAGGTGTAGATAGAGCCGTCGTGCGTTGCGTAGTACACGATCTGCACAGCGGCAGTAGCGTCCACGCCAACCGTAACGACAGGAGTCTCAATAACCAGAATGTCGTTCAGGAAAGTCGGCGGCCCGTAGACAACTGTTCTCGTGTAGTCGCCATTGCCTGTGCCGACGAACTCGTAGTACTCGATGAGATTGCCAGTATAGAAATCATAGTACTGAATGAAAATGTAGTCGCCGTTATTTGTTCCGACGTAGTTGTAGTTCTCAGAAACGCCGCTGCTCGTCATCTGAATTGCAGATGCATTAGGCACGTAAACGTCTGCAGCCGTGTATACCTGTGGCTGCGTGATTGCGTTGCCGGCAATCTTCAGCGTCGAGACGGAAAGATTTCCGATCTTTGCTCCGTCGATGTTTGCGTTGGTCGCGATGAGCTGGTTGGTGATAGCACCGCCGCTGATGGTCAGCAGTCCGCCGCTAGACGTCAGTGTGTTCGTGTCAATCGCAAGACGAGACGTAGAGATTGTTCCGCTAGTGATCTTGTCTGCGGAAAGGCTAGTAATTTGCGCGTTACTGATTGTCGCGTTTTCAATTTGCGCAGTCGTAATCGTGCCGTTTTTTATGATGGCTGTATTTAGGTATGTAACCCCGCCTTCAACAATAAACGGGAACGAGTTTGTCGGCGTTCCGGATGCGGAGTTCGCAATGCGGAATGACGACGCAACAAACGTCGCTACGCCGTTGACAATAGACAGCGTCGGATTCTGCGTAGTGAACCCGATGATATTGCCTAAACCATCAGTCTGCACGCTGGTGCTTCCGCCAGCATACAACTCAGTGCCGTAAGTCTTAGCACCATTGATACCAACAACTGCGTTGATATATCCGGCAGTAATCTTGTTGGCAACGAGCGAGGCAATCTTAGCGGACGATATAGTCGCGTCCTTGATGAACGCGGTCTTGATGTAGACAGCCCCACCATCAACAGCAAACGGAACTGTGTCAGCAGACGGCGAGTTCGTTAGGTTGTTGGCACCACTTGCCGGATCAACGATCGCGAACTTGTCTGCGCGGATAATGAACGCAGATGTCGGTGTTCCGTTGACTTCTGTGCTTGACAGGCCAAAGCCAGATACGTGCCCGTTGTTGTCGATCTTGACTGAGTACTGCCCAAGAAGCGTGTTGTTCGTGCCGCGCTGCGCAGTGAAACGCTGCTCAAGAGCAACAGACGACAGGCCGTCAGAGATGCGCACCTGCTTTACGGCAGAGGCAAACGGGATGCCTATGTTCCATGTAGCAGGATTACCGGGGTTGGCAGCGTTCCATGCGGCGACATCAGTCGAGTTGCGGATAGCGCCGTTGTTGTCGAACACCTCGCCATTCGAGAGCGTTGCGTAGCCGATCTTCGTCTGCTCGACGTTGACCACGGCTGCAGCAGTCTGCGGGATTCTTGAGTCCTCAGTGAGAACCCAAGCTGATCCGTCCCATCTGTAGGCGGCATTGTTACTGGCCGTGTTGAACCAAATATCGCCAGTTACAAGCGCACCTGTTGGCGCTGTTGTCTGACGGAAGGTTTTGTTCTTGCTGGCGGCGACGGTCTCGACCGCGCTCATCCTTGTGGCAAGACCAGTCGGCCCGTTTACAGCATTGTCTAAGCTGCTGTAAGTCTGCTGAAGCGTACTGACATTTCCAGTCAGTGTTCCAATTCTTCCGTCAGTAGTCTCAACCCAAGCGCTTCCAGTCCAGCGGTACATCTTATTGCTGTCGTCTGTGTCGATCCAAAGATCGCCGACAGTGAATGATGTTAGCGGGGACGGAGGAGATGTCGGCTGTGCGGCCTGCTGATAGACCTTTGTCTTTAGGTTGACCTGAGACTGCAGGCCGGTTGTTACCGTCGCTTGAGAGCTGTCAGCATTGACGCGAGCCGTTCTTTCTTCGCCAATGATTCCTGAGATGTTGCTGAGAGTCAGCCCAGAAGCTGTTGACTGCCCAGTGAGCGTCGTTGAAAGAAGCTCTCGCGCCGTGACTTCGCTGCTATCTGCGTTAGTGCGAGCAGTGCGCTCACTGCCGATCAGTCCGCCCACCGTTGAAAGCGTGACGCCAGTAGGATCTGTGACCCCGATGACTGACGTCGAAAGCAGCTGCCTTGCTGTGGCTTCAGCAGAGTCAGCAGCGGCTCTTGCAACGGCCTCTTCAAGGATGGCTGCTTGTGACGCAGCAGGCGCATTGCGACCAATCGAGATCCAGTCGATGTCGAACGTGTCTGAACTGGTTCCAAGAAGAAGCTGGATGTTGAGGATCGTGCCGCCAGTCCAGTCAGCAATGCCGTCAACATCGAAGTCGACGATCGTTGTCGCGCCTACACCGATACCCGGATCTGCAATCGTCTTCTCGTATGACGCAGAGAATCCGTGGCCTGACGTCTTCCATCGTAGCTTGCCGACCCAGCCAGTGCCGGCAACTCGCTTGAAGCGCACCTTCACGATGCGATACGAAGCGCCACTGAAGCCGGGGCTAAAGTCTGCAGACAGGCTGATTGAAGGATCAGAGCCTGTCGGGGTCAGCGTGATGTAACCGTTACCAACAGACAGCGTGCAGTTCGAGCCTGCCCAGCCATCGACAGAGCTGTCGAAGTGGAATGTGTCGTACGGATCAAAGCCGCCAGACACGCCGGCAGTCAGCAGCGAGATCTGCTGAGCAAGGGCGGAGTCCTGAGAGGATCTGGCCTGCCGCTCTTGGAAGATCAGTCCTGTGGTGAGCTGACCTAGATCACTTCCGGTATAACCACCGCGCATCTGAGTGGCGAGCGTGTTTCGCTCAGTAGCCTCAGCAGAGTCTGCGTTGGCTCGCGCTGTAGCCTCAGCCTGAATGGCTGCAGTCAGCGTCGAGTTGTTGCCATTAACGGTGGCCGTTAAAGTCGTGATGTCCTGAGCCAATGCGCCGTCAGCGTTCTGTCTGGCAATCTGCTCATTAGTGATAGCGGTGCCACGAGCCGCGGCCTCATCAAGCAAGGCCTGCGCACGAGTCGCAGCCTCCGCATTGATTGCCGCAACACGAGCGGTGAACTCCTGCTTCATGCGGTAGTTCACTGAGTTGACCAGCTCAGTAGGCCCGTCGATCAGCTGAATCCTGCTTGAAAGATCCTTGACCAGATCGAGGTTGAGGATCTCTTCCTCAAGGATCTTGATCAGCTCAGCAGGGTCAGTCGACGCCTGAGCGGATGCAGACTCTTGGCTGTACGGGCCATTGACGTCAGCTTTGGATACGAACCGAACCCAGTAGTAGTAGGTGAATTCTTTCGCCCTTGGGCTGTCCATGTAGCCCTGCGCCGCGCTGGTTCCAAGCAGAGTGGCTGCGCCAATGTCATCGCTCTCAGCACGCCACACTTCGGCGTACTGGTGATTCTTGTAGAACGGCTGATCCCAAGTAATGAAGATGATTCCGATCGAGCCAAACGCCTCAACATTCTCAGGAGCCGGCGGCGGAGTCAGGTCTTCAGAGGGAACGTATCCGTCAGGGTCTGCGTTCGGCGGGAATATCGGCAGGCTAAGCTTCGCAGCAGATGACGCGGAGTAAGCCCCAGTAGCGTCCTTCGCCATCCCAAGGTTGACGAGATCGCGATAGGTGACATTGGCGTCAAGCTTGTTGCCAGAGACGCCCTCTCTGACGTCGAGAAGCATCTTGACCGAATTGAGAATGTACTCAACGGAGCCAGTGCCGACGTCAGGAATTGACGGAACTTTCGTCTCTGCGCTCATGCGCCTTTCAACTCAGCGGTAGACTGGGCCACAGCGATCATCTGCACAGGATCTTGTCCCTCAACAGTCACGTACCAGTTGCGTGCCAAGTACCCAGCAGGAAGGCGGAACGGGTCTGCACTCGCTACCACCTTTGTCAGCTTGAGTACGCCATCGGCGTATATTTTAAGCGTACAGTTGTTCGTGTATGTAGAGCAGAAAACCTGAGCCACGCCGAAGTTCGTCTCCTGAGCAGACTCGAAGATCTTCGACTTCCAGAAGTAGGTTCGCTTCGTACTGCTCTTGTCCATCTTGACGATGTTGTTCGACTCGACGATGTGCAAAGAGTCCGACGTAGCTACAACATGGCCAGCTGTGGTCGTCTGCGTGCCGATCGTGAACGGCGCATCGTTGCCCACTAAGTTGAAGACGATCAGCCCCTTGGAGTTGTCCGTCTTCGTGTAGAAGGCGTAGTACCGCCCCTCGTGAATGTAGGCATGGATGGACGAAGGGTTGTATTCCTGCCACTGCTTCTGCGACAGCATCTTTGCGGTGAGCAGGCTGACGCCGTTCAGGCCGATCTGAGCAAGGCCGTCCGGCGATGCATAGATGACTGAGTCGCCAGCATCCACGATAGACCGCTTCGAGACGCACGCCTGCTGAAAGGACGTCTTTACGAGCGTCATGGCAGACGGGTCGATGCCTGTAGCGATGTACGGGAAGGAGTCAGTCAGTACAGCGACCGACTGGCCGAACGTCCCAAGGCCGATGATCGTGGCGTCTACCGGCAGGAAGTTCTTGCTCGACCACGCATGCGGCATGTACGGCTCTGAAAAGCAAAGATCCTTCCCAGAGAAGGCCGTGAAGATGCCATTGGCCATGACCTTCAAGCCCTTCAGGTTGGTCGGGGGCGGCTCCCAGTCGAGCGACGGCATGATCTCGCCAAGCTCAGTCTGCTTCTTGTAGTCCGTGTAGCTGGTATTGCCGACGGCAACCTCAGCAACGAACTGGTAATCTGTTGCGCTTGAGCCACTAGACGTGCGGTAGATGTACTTCTTGGTGATGTTGTAGCTTCCGGTCGGCGCACCCCCGGTCACGACTAGAACCCCCTCATTGGGGTTGACGTCGATCAGGGTGGACGGAGCGGAAGGCGGCCCCTCCTCGCCGTACTCAGAGACGTACGTGTAGACGTATACGCGGCTCTCAGCGGTGACCTTGGCCGGAAGTGCCCCAACCGCGCCAAACGCCGCCACGGCTCCACCCGGCGGCTCGTCGATGCCATTCTGGACGGCAGGGGCAGCGTTGCTTGAGATGCCGGAGCTTGAGGCCGTGTCCGTGTACGAGGATTGGGACACCGGCACTTCGACAACCAGCCGATAGGCGGAGTCCGTCACTGTGTAGGTGCCCGTCCCGCTGTAGGTGACGGTCTGGCGGTAGATGCGCTTCTTGGTGACATCGCTGGCTACCACCTCGTTGTGGGTGATATTGACAGATGTCACGCCGTCTATGACCTTGACCACGCCAGACGACTTGCTGAGGGTGCCCTCGACGTTGGCGGCGGTCACGAAAGCGGTCGCGTAGACGTGGGCAACCGTAGTTGCACCCGGAGTTACCGTAGTGTCGGTAAACGGGATGACCGCAACCGGCGGTGTGATCGGACGGGTCGGGCGGTTCTCGACGCCGGAAGCCAGAGGCGCACCCGCGGCCAGATCCGCATCCGTATGCAGGTCGATGTACTCTGCGTCGCTCAGCGGGATGGTGTCCACTAGGCGGAACGTGCCGCTCACCTTTCGGTATATCCGCTTGTCAGTTATGTCCAGATTTCCGTTGTTATCTGTAGGCAGACTGAACAACTTCACCTTCGGCGGGTACCGGCGCTTAACGACATACGGGCCAGCCGGTGGCTGAGCAGGGAATGCCTGCGTGTTCTTGACCTTGAACACCTTGGAGTCAACGACTGCAGAGACTTCCCAAGTGTCGTTCCAGCCGGCCTCAGTCGAGCCGGTGACGCCGATGTAGTCCTTGACGGCAAGGTTGTGCGAGGCAGAGCAGGTCACTACGTAGGACGTTCCGCTCTCGTAGGTGAACCCGGTAACCAGAATGACGCCGGTATCGACGTTCGCAGAAAGCGCCTTGACCTTCACCTCAGCGCTGGGGGCGGACTCCTTGCTTCCGTCGGTGTTGATGTACGTCAGGACATAGGTGCGCTCGACAGTGTCGGCCTCAGTCACCGGAACGCCAGTCACAAGCGGAACAACTATCGGCTTCGGGATGCCAAGGCGATAAGAGTTGCGCGGGTAGGCAGATGAGCCAGAGGAAAACGCCACAGACTCAGGGGCGTAGCGAGGGTAGTCCTCGCCAGTCCAATACGTCCTGCCGTAGCTGTCCTGCGTGATGGGCGATCGTGCGATGTCCACGTCCGCCGTGAACTCGAACCAGTTCAGGGATTCGTCGACGTTGTCTCTGGCGCGGAAGATTGTCTGCACCGTTCCAGAGACAGTCTTGAGCGCAGTGACGGTGGTGTTGCTCTCGACAGGCTCGATGTTGCCGGAGAAAAGGCGAACGTCTTTGGCTTCTTGTGCCTCAGAGGAATCAAGGAGCTTTGGGTCGAGGATCGGACGCATGCCGCGAAATCCTCGAATCACGAAACCTGCCATGTTTTCTTCCTAGATGAGAATAGGTGGGCCTCCTAAAAAGACGGGGGCATTTCTGCCCCCATACATTTTAGGCCTTGGGAGCCTCTTCGACGGAAGGAGCCTGCGACATCTGCGACTGGGCCTGCCCCTGCAGCTTCTGGATCAGGCCAGCCACAGCCTCGAAGGGCTGCTTGGCAAGGGCCGCGATCAACAGGTTCGCTTCTTCCATCGAGACTTCAAACTTCAGGTTATTCACAATGACCTCCTTAGTTTTCATTAGTACACCAGCACTCCGTTCGCATAGAACTTAGAGTTTCCAAAGGTATAGACAACGCCCTTGTATGGGTGAGGCTCTATACCTGTAATTCTAGTCTGAATTCCAAGCTCATTTACCACAAAGTCCCCGACGGATATGTGGCCCGGAACACCCATGTCTTTGTACCCAATCGACGGGTTGATAGAGACGTATCCCTTGCCGACTACATACAACGGGTGGTCTTCTGAGGCGACGAGAGTCTTCCCGTTTTCGAAGGTGTAGGTGTACATCGGGCGATCTTCGCGGACGATGACTTCCTTGACGGGGACTGCGACATTCAGCTGAGACAGATCGTCGTAGACGAGAATGAAATCGCCAGCCTTGATTTCGCCAATTTGCTTTGCGCTTCCGTCGCCCATGCTGATGAGGGTGTCCGGGGTAAAGCAGCAGAACGGGCAGCCAGAGTATT